CGAAACCACGCCATACGCTTTGCTAATTATATTATTGGAGGTGGCGGAATTATCATTAAAGACGCTGAAATAGCCAATAGTAGGAAATCTTTGTGGTTCAAATCCACGACACTTTTAAGTGGACGGCTTGACGGCAAAACGAATTGACGTGTAAGGATGAGATTTCTTTGCAAGGGTGGAAGTCCCTTGCCCTCCAATTAAAAAAGTCCCCGAGCTACTAGATAACCAGAGGACTATTGGTACTATAATAATTACACTTATATGGAAAAAGTAATTAGAAAAAAATATGAACAAGCTTCAAAAAGATTGAGAAAAAATCCTGATTATTATCTTAAAGAATTAGAAGCAAATGCTAAAAGAAATAAAGGTAAAAATCTATCACCTAAAAGAATAAAACAAATTAAAAAATTATATAAAGAAAGACAAAGAAATACTGGAATATTTAGAAAACCCAGAAGATGGAAAGAATCTGAAATAAGTTATCTTCAAGAAAATTATAAAAATATATCATATGAGGATATGGGTTTATATCTTAATAGAAGTTGGGCATCAGTTTGTCATAAAATGGAAAGACTAAAATTAACTAAATATCATAAATGGAATTAACGTCTTTAATAGTCAATTTCTCGCCAGTTATTTAATCTATCAAGAGTTAGATAATTGGCAGAAGCAGATTATTTCCTACGGGACTGCTCATTTACAAAGGTGGAATAATGAAAAGAAGACGACGGGTAATCAAGTACAAACCTAAAATTGTTCTTGAAGACGGATATTGCGACTGTTGCGGAGTTTCTTTTAGGAGAGTTAAAGCCAGCCGACATCATATACTCAAAGCCTTCATATTCAAGGGTTTTGACCCTAGATGTTCCTCATACGTCAAGAAACTGTGCATTTATTGCCATAGGAAAATTGAGCAAGAAATTACCGCAAGAGAAAACGCTATTCTAAGACTATATCCCGATATGTACATCAGTACATACTACGAAACAAGAGAGGCAATCCAAAATGACTCAAGACGAACTTATTAAGAAAATGGAAGAACTCCTCGCCAAAATAGACGAGGACATCGCAAAGATACACGAATGTATCAAGAGAAGCGAGGAAATACTCAATGCCAGCAGACAGCCACTATGACCAGATAATCTGGGAAGACATTGATTATGAAGAAAATTGTTCCTTATATTCTCTACAAGACGAGAGAATTGACCCAACATAAAACACACCTTTTTAAGTGTGTTCTTTTATTATGCGCGCTACATCATCAAGACTCCTAACTACGAAATACAAACCTCCGTGTTCTGTCCAGTTCCGCTCAAACTCTAATTGTCCATCTGTTTGTTTTCCCTTTTCATTTTTTATCTCGATCATTATTACTCTTCCATCTTTCAGAATAGTCAGGTCGGCAAGTCCAACGGCTTGACTTGGTATATATTTACCGGTTTCTTTTTTATAAATTCCGACTGTATTATTTTTTATTACAAACCAACCAGAATATCGTAAATAATCAATAATTAATTTTTGAATATCTTTTTCTAACATATAATTATTATAACATAAAACCCACGCTCCTTTAAGGCAAATGCGTGGGTCAAAAGCGTCCTTTATGTTTATTCGGGCTTGTAGCTACACTTATATATGACGATTTTGTCAAGAGAATGTTACAGTCTAACCTCTTTCTTGTACTGATTAAGCCACTCTAAAACCCAATTACAGGCTGGTATAAGCAATATTTGAACGATAGTTGGATATTTACTCAAATCTAGTCCTGAAATGGTTGAGACAGCCAATATTAGCCCTCCTATAACGAATATACGAAATAGATACCAAGCCATTTTTTTAACTTCCACTAGCGATAGTGTATTTTTTAGTTGTGTTTCCATTATATTTTATACCCACTAAACTGCTGTATGTAATCTTTTACAGAAGTTCCATAGGCGTCAGTATTATTTTTATTATTTATCAGGTCGATTACTCCACCCGTTCCTCCGATATGACAACCGGCAATTAAACCAGATACGTCAAAATATACCCCATTTACCTCTTTATTAAGATACTTTGCAAATCCAATTTCTATTCTTTCTTTTAAATTATAAACGTGCCATTTAAAAACCTTATCTTGGAGTGCCGGACTATTCAAGAATATCTTTTCAGAATATCCTTGTTTCCACTTATAACTGTAACCGTCATTAATAACAATACCGTAATCACATAGTCTAGCAAGCCCAAATTGCCACCTCCCAAGGTATCCAAGCGAGTTTTTGCACTGGTAGTTGTTTGCACTCTCTCTAAGGCCTAAATCATACCTAAATTCGTCAAAACCTTTCTTTTGAAGTTTCTGTATTATCGTGCGTAAAAGTTGAGTGATTATGTTCATATAATTATCCAATTAATCTTATAGCCTTTATTGTTTATAACTGGTCTATTGGCTAATGTAATCAATCCGTCCTGTGGTTCTATTATATACCAGTTTTGCTTGTCATCAAACCAAACGTTGAACCAATGGTCAATTAATTTTCCATTGTCTAGTTGTTGTCCGTCTGCTAGTCCTACCGAGTTAAATCCCATTTCTTGCAAACGAGCCTTTAAGGAAATTGCGTAGGCATTGCAGTCAAAAGTCTGCGGATTAAAAGGCAAGTCGTGTGTCCAGTCATCTTGTAGTATCTTTGTCATTTCCTCTAATGAAATCGTTGCATACTCGTTATCTAATTGACGTATAACTTTGTAGGGACACTTGGCGAAAACCCACGAGCCTGTGATTATGGTTTTAACTGGATAGTCGTTTTTAATCCATCTTATGATTGCCTTGACTTTTTTCTCGATAATATTCATTTTCCTGAAAAGAAATTAATTAAATATCCTAAACAAGAAACAAAAAATCCAAATACTCCTCCGATAGTTGCAGCGGTAGTTCTAATATTAGATGTTTGTATTTCAAGGTCAGATATTCTTTTCTCACAACCAGTAATACCATTATTTAAAGAGTCTAGTTTATTATCTATAGCCTCAACACGTCCTTTTATTTCTCCTACCATTAAATATAATTCGTAGAAGTTTGGTTTTTGATTTTCTTGGTTCATCTTTTTGCGACCTTTATATTTTTACTTAATTTATTATACTCATTTTCGTCATTTTTTATTGATAAATATGCTAAAAAGAATATAACAAACAAAAGAGCTATTTCTAAAATCATAATTTTATTTTTTTAGTTTCTGGTGCTTTATATTTAAAATTATAGTTTTTAAATATTTTATTCATTGCTTCAGTATCTAATCCGTTAATAACGTTTAATTTTTCTTCGTTACTTAATTTTTTGTAATCATTTTTATTAAATATTTCTGTTAATCTTTGTTTTAGATATTTTCCATAATCTAATTTAGCATTATCAAATGTTTTTTGTCCGACCTTTTGTTTGAACTGTGCAAGTGTCTTGCTTGAACTTTTATCCCAATCAGTAAAAGCAATACCTTTATCTGTTGAAGAAGAAACATCGCTTAATTCTTTACTTATTTTATTTTCTCTATCTGTCTTTATTCTACTACCAAAAATAACAGTTTGCCATCCATTCTCTGTCGGTATAGACTCTCCGAATATAGTTTTCTTCTCTGGCAACATTTGTCTAAATACTGGTATCTTACTTTGTATTGTTCCAACAGTAGTTCCTCCTGTCTGTCGTTCTTTAGTATCGGTAGCCTTTGCAATATCACTCAAAAAGCTTGGTACTAACCTACTATATGCTTCTCCTAAAATATAATCTTTAGTATCTCCAGTCATTTCTTCTAAAGATTGATTTTGTTTGTACATTTTTGATTTAACAAAATCGTACGCTTCTGAAATACCAGGCAAGTTCTTTAATTGAAAAACTACTCCAACTCCGTATTGAAATGTTTTTGCTCCTGGAGTTTCTCCATATTTTCTAGCATACATTATTGATGAGATAGGAATTGATAGAGGTCCAAACCAATCCATTGAAATCCATTTGTCTCCAATGCGAACAGCGTTATAACTAGAATTTCTTAACTGTTCTATTTGAGAACGTTTTTGGTCATAAGCACCAACAAAATCTTCATCTTTTAATTGATTTGCTATAATTAAAGCCGATGTTATTCCTAATCCAGAACGCACCAAATCTCTACTCATACTTTGAATATGCTCTTTGTTTCCAAATTCTCCATTCTTAACAGCTTTTAATGTTTTAATTAATGCTTTTGGTATTCCCATTCCTGCATAATCCATTCCAGTTGCAATAACATTAGCTGGTGTCTTAATAAAAGGTAAAAAGTAATCTCCAGCTCTTAAATCTCCAGTTGCTCTATTTAAAAGTCCTCTTATTCCTTCTATAAATTTTGATAATGTGCTGGTATTAGTCCAAGTAGCTTTTTGTGCGTCCAGTATTCCTTGTTCTCTTAATAATTTACCCTCAATAGTTGTAGGTTCAATTCTCATTGAGTCTTCCATTACCTCTCTTGCTTTAACTTTATCCCCTTTTGTTAATTTTAATGCGTTAAGATTAACACTATCTGCAAAGTGAGCCGAAGCAAAAGCTGTATCTGGCGCTCCCATTAACTGTTTAAAAACTACATCTTCAACAATCCGTCCCACTTTTCTAACAGGTCCTTTACCTTGTGAGTGGATAGTTTCTCCTAAAACTCTTTCCCCTCCAACTCCAGTATCTTTTATATTTTCCATTCTTGATATATCATATCCAGTCTTCTGATATATTTTATTGACCATTTTTACATAATCAAGAGCCAATTTATTATCTGTTCCTCTCAAGTCTAAATTATTTATTCTTCTTGATAAAGCTTCTGCAAACCCTATTTCAATATTTGAACCTATATTCAAAATAGGAGACTTCAAAGAGAATAACATCATACCTCTACCAACTGTTCCTGTTAATATTCTCAAATTACTAGCTGGATTTTTAGCCAATAAGTAATCGTCCATTTCCTTTTTAGCCTTAAAAAACTCTATATTTTCTTTTTCGTATTTGGGGTTTCCTAGTTCTCCTTTTAGTTTTCTTTCTGCTTCTGAAATCTTTTTTGCTTTCTTTGTTATAACTCCAATTTCTTCTGATGTAACATTTACCTTCAATTTGTCGGTTACAAAATCCTCTAAAATAGCTTTTAGTTCTGCCTTTTCTTTAGGGAGCATTTTTGCTATATCATCAGCAGTTAATTCTCCTCTTAACACTTTTTCTTTTAATGCTTTAGCTAATTCTTTTGGAGTACAAGCAATCATACGCAAGTAATTTTATCTAATAATTCTAACGCTGTCTTAATATCAAGATTTTTATTCTTGATTTTATCTTCCATTTTTTTAACTTCTTTGTCTATTTTTTCAATGGCTTTTTTCTTTGTTTCTTTAAGATTTGATGTATAGCGACTTCCTAATTTATTAAGCCTATCATTTATCAATTCCTTTACATATCTTGAAGTTGTATTATTTGATATACTTCCTTTCTCTGCTACCAACTCTTGACCTCTTTTAGTTTGTGCTAAACTTCTTGACTTAATAAGTTTTCCATACAAATCAATATTACCTTCGTCTAGTGCCTTTTCCGATAAAGCAATATTGATAGCGGTTGATGTCTGTCCTTTTGGAGCTTCTTCTCTATTCATAGCAACTCTATAAGCTTGTTGTTTATCTTTTTCTATAAGACTAACGGCCTTTTCTGCGTCTTCTTTTAATTTAATACCCTCATAAGAAACATCTTCTACTAAAGTTTCAGGATTGTCCTCTTTTAGTCTTTGATAAACACGACTTTTGAAATCTTTTGGCTTTTTTGTTTCAGTAATTTCTTCAATCTTTTTAGTTTCTATTTTAGGTTTTGGTGACTCAATAGTAGGTTTTTTAGTTAATAATTCCGTTTCTACTGTCTTTTTTGGTATTTTAATCTGTTCTGTTGGTATAATAGTCTTAAACTCAGCTTTCGGCTCTGCTACGGGCTGTTTTGGGGCTTCTACAATAGGTTTTGGAATAGCAACTGCCTTTATTGGCTCTTTAATAGTCAAAACCTCCTTACTAACTTCATCAGTAATCTTTTTTCCCTCTTCTGGGGTTAGTTTTATTCCCTTAGATGTTCTTTCAACAACCTTACTCTCTACTTTGCTCATTGCTTCATTCATTAAGTTTTCTGTTGGAAGTGAACCTAATTTTTGGATAACTGCATTGTAGTATTCTGGTGTTCCCTCTTTTCTTAAAGCGTTATAAATTTTTGCTTCTTCAATTCCTCTTTTAGCACCTTTAAATAAAGTACCACCTAAAACTACCATACCAATAAGGCTTAATAATTCTGTAATCGGTTGTCTCAATGTTTCTTTTTCTTGGTCTGAAATTGGTAAATTATCTAAAGCGATATTGCCAGCATAGCTTCCTAATTCGCCAGTTTTTCCAAATACCCATTCAATACCTTTTACTGGCAAATCAACGACTGGTAATTGCTTAGCTGCTTCAAATACTGATGTAATTGGTATAAAAGCAACATTCGCCGCTCCTACTCCCAGCTCTATTCCTTTTCCAACCTTATTTGCCAAAGAATTTGGAATACTAGCGGTAGGATTTTTTGGATCTTGAGTATATCCTCCACCAATAGCCCTATTGAACTCATCTATTCTATTGACTGAGTCTGCAACGGTTAAGGCTGGAGTTTTAAGTAAAGAAGAAAATACGTTAGAGGTTATTTCAGCTACTGGTTTAGCTAATGGTCCAAATAAAACATTTTCAGTAACCTTTGGTTTAAAATTATCAGCAAATTTTACAAAAGCATTTTGAACAGTTTTTAAAGTATTATCTAAGTGATTTTCTACTACTTTTGTCTCTACTGGTGCTTTTGACATCGCTGTTGAAGCGTATTTATTAGGAAATTGAGATGTTGGAGCATTCGGAAATCCTATTGTCGGAGTAGGTAGTTTAGAAGTTGGTTGAGTAACGGTCTCTTTTTTGGGATATGTTGTTGTAGATATGAAAGGATTTTTTTCAGATAAAAGTGGAGAAGTAGGTATGGTATCTTTTTCAGGAACAACAGTTTCTTTATCTATATATTTTGAAAACTTACTTTTTACCACAACATCACTAACTTGTTTGTCAGTTTCTTGTTGATTTATATATTTTGAAAACTTACTTGCCATATTATTCTATATTATATGGATTTTCATTAAAAGATTGAGACTCTTCTTCCCATTGTCTTTGTTTTGGATTTCTAAAATCTCTAAAATATTTATCAAAATCAGATGCTATATTACCTTCTTGAACCCATCTTTTTTTCCACATTAAATAATTTTCTGGAGAAACATATCCGTCTGAACCTGATAATTTTATTAACTCCCCAGCAACATCTGCCCTTTCAGCTTCTTTTATTTGTTCTGTTGTAAGTTTAGTTGAACCTCCTCCACTACTTGTTGCTTTAGGTGCAATAAATTGAGCATAAGTCTTTCCAGTTCCAGCTAATCCCCCTGCTAACTCCCATTCCTTATAAGAAGACGGTTGAGTTTCTCCTTTTTTATTAGCTTCAGCCCACTTTGCCCAATCATCAGTAGTTAAAAATTTACCATACTTGGTTAAAATATCAGTTGGTAAGGTTGCTCCACTTCTAAGAGCTGCTCTAAAGGTTTCAGCATCTTCTTTGGTTGCTGGTATTAAATTATTCCAATCCTGTCCATAAGTTTTTTGGAACAAGTCTGCGATATCTCCTAATTGCTTAATTTTAGTGGTAGCTGCCTGAATGCTCGGATTATACATATCTACATTTCTATTCAATGCCGCCATTTTAGCTTCTGGTGTCATATTAGCTTCTGCTCCTGTAAATACTTCACGACCTGATTGATATGCTTCTCTTTCTAGTTGTGCCTTTTCTTGAGATAGTTTTGTTTCTCCTCCTTGAGCCTTTTTAAGCATATCCATTAAAGCAAGATTAAACTTCCTTACAGGGTCTCCGTTATCAAGTTGAGTAGTATCAACTCCTTGTTTAGCTGTTGCTGTTGGAGCTACTGGTATATTTGATTGACCAGAAACATTGCCAAGATTAGTTGTATTTTTAGATAATTCAAAATCTTTCCTAGTTTGAGTATCTGGAACGTTAAGAGTTTTTCTTCTAATCATTTCGTCTATTATGCTTCTTAATTGTGTTTCGTTTGCCATATTTATACGTTTTTTTCACTTAAATAATTTGATTTTAATAAATCAAGATACGACCTTTTCTTTTCTACCTGTTCTCTTTCTAATGTTCCTGTAATTCCTCCCATAGAAGAATATAATTGACTTGTACTTATTGGAGTATATTGACCCTCTCCTAATGTCGAAACGCCATAATTACTAACAGTTGGACTTGTAACCCCAGATAATCCAAGAGAACCGATTGTTCTTTCAGCGATTTTACCAATATCTCCTACTTTTGATTTAAGAGATGTTGATAATGACTCTAAATTTCTTTCTGCTGAGCTTTTTATTGCTCCCTCTCTAGTAGTTCTTCCTCCGCTAAATATAGTTCCTGCCCCAGCTTCAGTTTCCCTTTGTGTTGCTAATGACTGTTTGAATTGTGCCTCTGCTTCTTTTGCTGCCTGAGTATATTGTTCGGACAATGAACCTAAATCATCTTGCAAATCTGTTTTTACTGCCTCAAATTGAGATTTATAATAAGGGTCTAGTTCTGAACTTACTTGGTCTGTGAATTGTTTTAATATTTCAGGTGTTATTTCTACTTTTGGATTTATAGTTGTTCCTTGCTTCAATAATTCCTCCAATGTACCCTGAAAAGATTTAAGTATTTCATCTAATGACTCATTACCAGTTGTATATGATTGTTCGGTAGTTGTTGGTTCACTTGTAGTTGGATCAGTAGTAGTTATATTTGTGGTTGGCTCAGTTATGGCTGTAGCTGGTCCATTATTTGTAGTTGGTTGAGTTGTTGTAGTTCCTGAAATTGCTTGTATTGTTCTTGGTCCATAATATCCGACTCCAGTTGTGTTATCTACACCTAAGCTTTCCTGTAATTTTCTTACTGCTTCGGTTGTTTTAGGTCCATAAGTTCCATAACCAGTATCAACTTCAGCTTGAGTCATAAAACCTTTAGAAACAAGATAATCTTGAAGTTGTTTTACATCATTTCCAGTCATTCCTGGCTGTAAATTTACAGTTGGAGGTTTAATATTATTACTTTGATTTCCTAAAACTTGAGGAGTTGGAGTAATTGGAGCATTAGTTCCTCCTATATTTACTTGATTAGCTGCTGCAGCACTTCCTCTTGGAACATACATTGGTTTTTCAGCAGTTCCAACATTTATGAGGTTTGGGTCATTAGCCATTTTATAAGCTCCTTGAACTGTATCAACTGAAGTATAAGACAACCCTAACTCTGGAACGCTAGCTAACATCTTTGTGTCATAATTAGCGTCCTCTATCATATTTTTAGCAATTTCGCTATTTAAACCACCTCCTTGCAGTGAAGAAATATTTATCTTAGGGTCATTTTTAAGTAATGACTTAGCTTCTGACTGTGTTATTTCACGAGTACCCCAAAGATGATTAGGACTCGCCCCAACTGTAATAAAATTGTCAGTAGGATTATAGAAATATCGTACTGGCATTGTATCGTATGTTTTTCCGTTAATATTATATTGTGCCATATTTTTAATATTTTATAATTGCGTTTAAAACAATATATGGTTGTAAATTATTATGTGCATTTCCTGACCCTGTCGAACTTGTGGTAACTTGTCCTACATTTATTGACCCACCACCTCCAAGTGATGATAACCCTGCTGTAACTCCGTTGGTAACCGTATGTGTATGTGCCGCTAATTCTGCTTCTGTCAAAGTATGAGTTTTTGTTCCACCAGTTTCTCCTAATGCATCAAATTCTGTTTCTGCTGAATTATATCCCACTACAACCTTTCCTTTAAGATTAGGAACATTAAATGTTGTTGAACCATCGCCAGAACCGTATGTCGTGCTTATAACCGCAAATAAAGCAGAATAAGTAGTTCTTGAAACTGCTGAACCATCACAAATTAAATATCCAGTTGGTGCAGAACTTGTAGCCCAATTAAAAATAGACCCAGTTGGTATTCCACTTAAAGTTTGAAACGATGGAGCAGAACCAGCACCATTAGAAGTTAAAACTTGACCAGATGTTCCAATAGCTATTTGTGAAAAAGAGGTAGTTGTATCGGCATAAGGAATTAAGTATTGAGTCCAAGAAGACTTACCAGTTCCCCCATCAGCAACGGCTATTTCTGTTGTTGGAACTATACTAGAGCAATTTATTGTTCCATCATTCTCAACATTCCAATTATTAGAATAAATATCATATCCACCACTACCAACATTATTAATATATAATATAGTTCCACTAAAATTATAATTATTTTGTGATATATTACATATTTTTTTAGATGTTGTTGATGTTATTGCTCCGGTAGAAAATGTCCAATAGTCTCCGCTAACACCACCAGTTGTCGCTGAAAATATTATAGATATTCCATTAATTAAACTTTGAGCAGAACCAGTAATTGCGACTTCAGTTGCGTCCCAAGTAGAACCACCATCATCTGACCATTTAAAAGTATTAGGACTTCCAATTCCATCTATTTCAATTTTAAAATTTTTACTGGCAGTTAAAGTATATTCTCCGAAAGCCCTATCTAAAGATAATGTTCCACTTGCATTTTCAGTAATTGTAGCCTCAACATTAGGTGTTTCATTTACTACCTTAAATAATGAACTAGCGTCAGTATATTCACTACCATCAACTAAATATATTTGATTACTAATAAAAACTTGATTTGAAGAATAATTTTGAGAAAGAGTTGGACGATTTGCAAATAATATACTAGGGGACTCTGTTGGAGAATTAACGTATATATCACCATAAGTGCTTTCTGAAGGATTGTTGATATATATTTTAGCTATATTACTAGAGTTATATCCTATTAATCCATTACTTGTAATAGTAATCCTTGCTCCAGATGATGCAGTTTGTATTGTTCCACCAGTAATTGTTCCTCCTATTAGAGATATAGATGGAGTTGCACCTCCCAAAATTTGAAATCCATTTGCAGTTCCATTCCAACCATAACTCTGTATCGTTCCATCTGTTGCCGCACTTCCCATTGTAAGTGTAGAAAGAACAGAAAGATTATTGATAATACCAGTTCCAGCAGTTATTTTATTAGCCGCCAAATCATTTATTTTAGCATTTGTTACTACAAGGTTAGCTATTTGAGCAGAATTAGAAATAAACTCATTTGTTGATGCTGAATTGGCCGATATGTTATCTACAAATAATCTAACTCCACCAACACCTCCATAAACTTGATATTGTGCTTTAGAAGTTGTGTCTGTATTTGGAGTAGCAACAGCAACTAAAATTTTTCCTGAACCAATAGCAGTTGTAGCAGTAGTAGTTATTTGAAGTAAAGTTGTAGAAACAGCAATATCTAAATAAATATAAGTAGTTGATGCCATATTACCGGTATTCGCTCCCGTAATATTATAAGCAGTTCCCGCAGCTGTAGTAATTACTCCAGTTGCCCAAGCTACAACCCTGTAATCAGTAGCACTAAAAACACAAGTATTTGTCCAACCTTGAGCTGAAATGTTTGTATTAGAAAGACCAACAAGTCCTGATAGATATGTTGTTGTAATAGATGAACCAGCAGTTGTAGTTATTGCTCCACTAATAACAGCAGAATTTAAATATCCAATTCCAGTCGCATATTCTAACTTATAACCAGAAGTTCCAGCTACATAGTTTGAAGATATTATATCACCTGAAATTATAAAATCTCCACTTAATATACAATTAGTTCCGTCAAAATTAAAATAGCTTGTATCTGTTCCTATATAGAATTTAGCTACTCCATTATCAAGTCCGAGAATATATCCAGTTTCGTTATTAGAAAAAGATGTTTTACCAGAATATATATTACCTAAAACATTACTCATTACAGAAACCGAAGAACCAGATGTTATTGTATCTGGGTCGATATCGCTAGACATAACAATTTTTTCTGTTGTTATCCTATATAATCCCTTATCAAAAACTGTGTATAATGATGAATTTTCCATATTATCCTATAAGTTCACTTGACACATCTAATATTTCAAATCCGTAAAATGTAAACGGATTTCCACTCGATGAACCTTTAATGTTAAACCAAATTTTGTTTCCCTTAATGTCGGTTGTAAAAGGTTTGGCTATCTTATCTTTTACTTGTGCTATCGGTTGTATTTTATTTATCTTATAATCATCAACGCAATATCCTATTTGAGAACCCTCCGCTCCCGAATGCATTATTGCCATTTTAGAAATATGTTTTCTTGTAGAAAATAGTCCATCTAGTGTATATGGTTTTGTTGTAAGAGAATAAAATATATTACTTCCATTGTCAGTATATCCTGTGTCTAATTTTAACACGTTTCCATCATCATCTCCACAAATATTATAAATCGTAGTTCCGTCATTATAAGTTCCTGATGCTAAGAACTGAGTCGGGTAACTTCTGAATGTCCATACTTTAGATGAAATAGTATATCGTAAAACAACGTTAGAATAATTAACATCTCCTATAACTACATCTCCGACTGAAAAATAAACGTGATTTCCGTCTTGCCAACCTGCTATTTTGGAATAATTAGCAACAGTTATATTTTTAATGAAATCTATAATAGGTTCTGATATGCAAGTAATACCTCCATCTAAATATTTATAAATACCAGAAGGGTGATGAAAATATACTCCATCATTTGCTTCAACGATACTCCTACCAGAATATGTCCCTACGCTTATTTTTGGGTCTGGCTCTGTCTCTGTCGTAGAATAAACTCTATAAATATGTTCTCTTTTAAAAAGAAGCAATGCGTTCTTATATCTTTTAAGTCCTGTTATATTGTCTCCGTCTTGAGGACTAATATCTATATAATTAACAGTATTATTCCAACTTATAGTTGGTATTGCTTCTGCGCTTGGTAAATTAGAATAGTAAAGTCTATCAGTAGAATTAGCAATCCATATTCTTGATCTAAAAGTTTCTATATAATTACCTATTGGCGCGCTTTCTGCATTAACAGTTCCAAAAGAGCTTCCAGCATCTCCATTCCAAGTCATAGTAGCGTCAATTCCATTAACCATAAAAATATAGTCAAGAAATGTAGTAAAATTGGCTTTATATCCACTAGTTACTGTTCTTTTAGCTGACCACGAACCGCTATTCAAGTAATAAACATTTCCTTGCTTTACCATTAAGACTTGATTATTAGTTCCACTTCCACTATCTCTAAACTCATACAAACCTAAAATATCAACACCAGATGTAACTTGGTTTCCTAATAGTGTCGTTCCTTTTCTTAAAGTAACTGCCCCGATTTGGTCAAAATCAAAGTTCATTGACTCTGTTACAGCGTCTAAAGGAAATTGACTTTCAGAAATAGCTCCTTTTGAGATATATCCGTTAGTAAAATTTGTAATTTGTATAGTATCTAATTTCATAATTTTATATGCAGAAATAAATATCTTGTCCTAATTTTTCTTTACTTATTAAATCATCTTTTCTTTTAAGCCACTCTGCATAATCTCCGTCTTCAGTTGGTTTTAAAGTTCCGTTTGATTTTAAATATTTAATCTTCCACTTTAAATAACTAACGAATAAATCACATTCTGGCTCATCCAATACATCGCTATCAGAATTATAATCTGGTAGTTTTGTATAATAATCCATATAAATATTTTCTCCAGCATAGTCATCGTCAAAAGGAACATCAAACTCTATCTTTTTATTCTCTCCGTCTATCGTGTAGGCAGTTGGAAGTCCGAATGCTTGGTCTTGCCAGACATCTAAACCTGTAACGTGTCCTCCTGTTGCAATTCCTGTTACTCCAGTTAAGGTGTTAGTGGACTCTGTATTTCCAGTATAAGCAATAGTGTCTATTGTCCCACTAATATCCGCTCCAGCGACATAAATACTTCCCGACTCATCAAAATCTCCCGAGTCAGTTAAAACTATCGTTACATCAGTATCTCCAACTACTCCATTTAAAGTAGTATGAGGTATTCCATAGTAATTTTGATTAAATCTATTGATATCTTGATAATCAAGTTTCTCTCCGTCTTGTCCTACCCTTAAAGATAATATATTTTCATTGGTATTAGGTTTTCTTAAATTTGTCGGTAATGATAATTGATAAGTTCCTGGAACTATACTTCCAATATTAGCATTCCTTTTAAATCTAAATGACCATTTCCCTATTGCCTTATCATTGTCTAGTTCTCGTCTAGCTTCCCATAATGCTTCATTTAAAAACTTATCGCTTATTACATCTCCTACTTTTTCACCTAATTGGCTTAATGCTCTGTCTTTTATTGAAAAAACTGTATTATCGGCATAACCTGAACCTACAACTATGTCAGAATAGGCACTATATAGGGCTGTAGTGGCGTTATAGAAACGATACTTATAATAATCAGTAGAAGCGTCAGATGACCTCTGTATATAGGTTTCTGTGGCATCTGGTCTAATATCTACTGCACTTAAAGGAGTATAAGTAGTTCCGTCAGTAGAGCGAGAAACAACTATTTGATTATATGGAATAAATTTTATTCTAGTCCCTCGTGGGTGAGCGAAGTCTAAAGCATCTGTAACTAAAGTCGTATCAGTTTGTGATGATACTTGTCTTAATTCTGCCGTTTCGTCTCCCACGTTTCCTATTAAAACATAGTCATTATCGGAAAAGTTTTTACCTGAAATAACACTTAAAGTTGTTTGTCCAAGTGCCTCATCTCCGCTTAAAAATGTTTCTTCATACTCTGAAATATCAGGAAACTGAATAAATAACTCTATTCCTATATTTTCTCCATATTTAGTTTTTAGTCTTGGGATTTGCATAGTTTTTAATTATTAAACATTTGTGTTTAAACTTTTACAATTTGCTATTGCATTAGTATTTATTGTTTTTATATTTGCCTTTAGGTTTGTATTATATGATTTTAAATTGGCTGGGCCACTCGCAGGTAAAGCATCTAATCCATATAAACTAATAGTTCTATCTCCTGGGGTATCATACGTTTTTGCTCCCGCTCCAAATGCATCTCCGGAGTAATAATAGAAAGCACTTCCAGAAGCAGTCAGTTCTATAAAACCTGTATCACTATGAACTCCAATAAAATCACCAGAAGTAACATCACAATTTAATCCTGAAAAAGTTTGTAATGAACCAGCAGTCATATCACCAAGAGTTTCTCCATCTCTATTAGTATAAGAAGTTCCACTACCACTAAATGTTCCAACCTTAACAGCGGTAGCATCTATTGCCCACCAAAGTTGAAAAACAGTTAATGTTCCAGTTTCACTTGCCGCACCAACAGTTTGTATACACGTTCTGGTGGCAACTGAAAAACTACCTGCTCTATCTATTGCTTCTGCACCTATGGTAATTGCCATTTTACTTATACTTATTTATTATCTCTAAAACTCTATTCTTACAATCAGACTTTCTTTTATTAGTTATTTGTGGTTGTGTATATGGTCTATTCTTAATACTTGGAAACTCATCTCTTTTCCAAAATTCATACGCCTCACTTAATAATCCATTTCCAATATCTTCAATTTTCTTATCTGTTATCGTTGGGTCTAAATAAACAAAATGATTATGAAATGGATTATTTCTTTTAATGGTTTTTACATTCTTTGCTAATTCTGGATTATTTATTTCTTCTTCTGTCAATTCTCTTTCTGGAATATCAATACAATGTTTTTCATATCCATAATCTTCTTTATCTAAATAAAAACTAAAACGAATTTGTATCATTCCTTTTCTTTCACAACAACCAGATTTTTCTATTTTGTAATACATATTTTTATGCTACTGTTGATTGTTTATTAAAATATTCTATCCATTCTTCTCTATCGTGATTTGTTTTAGAATGGCAACTTGGACATAAACTAATAAGATTTTCTGGATTAAGATTGTCTTTGTCGTAATCTATATGATGAACGTGTAAACTTATATCTATCTCATCTTGATGAATACCACATATCTTACACTCATATTTATCTCTTTCTCTAATACTTTCCTTTAATGTTTCAGTCCAATCAAGTGGATATGTTTTTAATATTGATATTCCACCTTTCCAAGAAGGATTATTTTCTCCCATTTTACTTAATGAAAGTTTTTGTCTATGTTCTAATGATGGTTCTCCTAAATTATATTCTCCAATTTTATCCTTATTCCAAGGAGTCATTCCTTTTTTAAATCCTTTTTTATTTCCCAACATCTTTTGTCTTAATTTTTCTTTATATTCTTCAGTATATGAACGTTTTTTCCACGTTGAACTATTAGCCATTCTTTTTGCTATATGTTCTGGTGTCTGTTTTTTACCTTTTAATTTGTTCATAAATATACTACAAAGTTTTAATTAAGCTACACAACTTTGCTGGTCGCTTGATGGCATAAAGAATATTGTGTCTGCGTTCACAGCAAATCCGACCACTTTAATAATTGCGTCTGCTCCCGTTGGTATTGCTTCTTGCATCGCACCTAATGTTTCTCCTGCATAAAGAGTTGCTCCAACTGTCCAGTTCCAAGCATCAAATCTTACAAAAGAACCAGGTAATGCAACCTTCATTACTTCGGTGTCATTTTTTGCTTCCAATGCTATTCCTAATAATCCTTTACAAGTTGCAACCGCATCAGCATCAACTTCTAACCATTTTGAAGAAGAACCCATAAAAACCAAATCTCCAGCAGAAGCAGTATATCCTGATTGAAAACTATCAGTTGTATTTCCAGTGCAGTATGTATCAGCACTTGGAAGTGTTAAATCTATTCTTGTATTATCGCTTAATGTTATAGTTCCGGTAAAAGTTGGAGATGCAGACGTTGCTCTTGCTGTTATTTGTGTTTGTAGCGCAGAACTTGCACCCTTTACATAACTTAATTCAGTTAATGAAGGATAAGTTGCTACGGCAAGAGTTCCAAGTGTGTTTGTTCCAGACCAATAAGCTATTTCATTTGTCGTTCCAGTTCCTTTTGGTATTGCTGTCCCCTCTATTGATAAAACTCCGCCAGAAGCTGATAATGTATTTTCTGTGGCGTGTCCTAACTCTATGTTCCCAGTAATTTGAAGAGCCGTATTAGTCAATCTCATTCGTTCGGTAAATGTTGTTCCGTCTGAGGTTGAAATTTGACCCCAGCTAAAGAAACCTGCTGTACCTGATACATAAGAACGCAATTCGTTCGAGGCAATACCAAATCCATAATATATTTTGGACGCTGCTGCCTCATACATATTTATCATCTTCTCGGCAACATTTGACCCAAAACTTATAAAAGACGTTGGATTTGCTATTCCAATTCCCATATTTCCGTTATTCAACATTGTAAGAATATTCTTTGCTCCGTTAGTTCCTCCAGTAAATTGATGAGAAATTCCTGCCGCTGTTCCAGCTCCCGTAGTTGATTTGTAAATTATGTTTGAACCTGCGTCAGTTCCTCCGATAATTAACGGAGTAGTAATTGAAGTAACAAAAGTTGGAGCGGTTGTTGTCGGTAATGCTGTCCCTGTTCCTGATAGCGTATATTCAGCAGCAGCACCAGTTGCAGCGGCAAAACCTGCAATAGTTGAAGCTGTGCCAGTATGTCCTGAAGATGTCCAAGCTAATGTACTAAGGTCAGGGTGAGATGTAACTGCGGCTTGATTAAATGCAGATGTTGAAACATTTTCTATTGCGTAAGCTGTATCAGATGCTTTTTGGACTATAATTCTTCCACATAATACATAGAAATTTGCTATTGCATCTGGGAGAGTTGGAACCATTGATGCTTCTGCTTGTGCTAATGTATAATCTCCAGTTCCTAAAACTATATCGATTGAATTAGTTGTAAGATTTCTAAATATCCAATTAACAGCGTATCTATTAGCAGTTAATGTAACTAAATCTGTGCCATTATCATATTGAGTGTTATTATATGCAGTAACATCTGAATGAGTCCAAACACCAGAAGAATGATACCAAAGCTCTGACACTACCCCAACTCCTCCTTGAGCTATTGCACCCATTGTTTTTCTTGACATTCCAAACCAAGCATAGCCAGCCTCTATATTGACTACCCTTGTAGCAGTTTCACTAATCCCTAATCCTGACTCTGGTTCAATTCCTCCTCTACCTCTTATTCTCATTACTCTATCAAAATTTCTTGCAGCCAATCCTTTTCCAAGATATTCATATATTATTTGATACAGAATGCTTCCGCTTTCCATTTGAACTCTTGCAACAGGGATTGCATCTGAATTATTTAATACACTTCTATCGGTAGTTGCCGCATAAATTGGAGTTCCACTATTCCAAGTAACATATATATAGTTAATTGAATTATCTGTTACAGCAAGAGATGTATTCTCTGGAACTGTTTTTCTATATAATTTTTCATCAGCACCCCAACTAGAGTCAGAACGTATCAAGCAATCAACTGAAGTAACAGAAATCGCAACACCAGTCGCATCTGTTATTGTTGGGTCAGATAATAGTCCTTCATTATAGTTTATGTTAGTTCCATATACATCAGCATTTGCAGATAAACCAACATTGAATATTGGCCTTCCGTTTATTATAGTCTGAGGAGTAGTCTGGTCAATCTGCAAAGAGTCTGTTAAAAAGTTTTTATTAAAATCAAAATAACCAGCGGTATTATTCCACATTGGGAATTGTCCTGTTGTGCTTAATGCAGTTCCATTAACATCTGTAAGTTCTTCAAGAGCATAATGTTTTTCATTTACTACTAAAATGCTTCCCTGTGTTGCACTAATTACTCCAACTGTTGCTACAATATCTGAATGATGAGGAGTGGTAGGTTCTACGTTTGTAAGTTGTCCAGCTATTGTTTTACTTACATAAAGTTTATCTCCCATATTCCAAGTAGTTCCCCAATCTCCGTCTCCAGTATAATCAGTTTTAATTCCACGAACATAACCAAAAGTTGTAACATATCCGTATGCAGGCGATGCTATGTCTTGTGTTGTTATTCCTATGCAACAAGATGTTAATTCACTGTCTGAACGAGCTAATGATATGTCAGGAAATACACCAGTTCTGCCAGAAATATATACTGGACTACCATTTACAATAGTAGAACCACCACTAGGATTTCTTACTTTAATAAATATCTCTTGACCTATTTGCATAGTAATATCTCCACCAGACATTCCTAAATCAAGAGTTCCATCAGTTAAGTTCCATCTTAAAAGACCTTCAGCAACATTACTTGTTGATGGAGTTGTATCAAATTGTATTCCCTCCATTATCGGAGAACCATTAATAACTGCTTGTGGTGTTGTTTGGTCAAGATATAATAAATCAGAAATCTTTTTTCCTCCGTCTTTAATTATCTTGCCAGTATTTCCACTAAATACTACTATATTGTTTGCTATGGAACTAACTGGACCTTTTACGTCTCCAGTAATAATTGCCCAACCACCATCTTTTCTTCCATAAAAGTATCCATCTGACGGAGCATCTGTTAAATAAGTTGTACTTTCTCCGGTATTAGGGTCAGCATTTTCAAAAGAATAATCTCCTGTTTTTCTAATAAAAAATCCAGTCGGAGAAATAGCTAAATTATTTAATGCTGTTAGCAATGTTATTTCCGATGAAGTAGATTGTTCTCCTTGTGGAGCTATAAATCCTCCCATTTTAGTCTATTAACTTAATTTCTCCTAATCCGACCTCGTCATACTTTTTTTGTAGTCTTTCCTTGTAAATATTTAAATCTTTAATTCCTCTTTGAATTTTACTTTGTTCTTCAACACATTTCTGATGTAATAAATCAGATTTTTCTATATTTTCCTTGAGTTTTTGTTCAGATTTTGATATCTTTTCATCTAAACAAACATACATTTCTTTTATAGAACTTAACTCTTTTTCTCTAATTTCTCTTAAATCAGAAATATCTTGAAGATAAAAACTGACATCTTTCTCTAAAGTATCAATTTTATTCTCTAATTGAGATATTTCTTCTTTCAAACTGACTAATTTTTCATTAGTAAATGTATTTGCATTAGCTAATTCAATATTTTCTTTCTCTATAACCTCTAGCTTCTCTTTTAATTGATTTTTTTTGATGTCAAAATCACGAAACTTATCTTTCCTTTTATCAAGAAGCATTTTTGTTGTCCGTATTTCTCTAGCCATACTATCTGTTTACAATATGATATAATGCAAAACCACTAACTTGAACATCAGCAGATAGATTGATAACAAATGCATTATTAGCACTACAAGTTATAATACCTGCGTCAATTCCACTTGGTTTATCCAATGTAAAACCTTGATTTGCAGTCAATGAATAAGCTCCTCCATAGTTAGTAGAACCATCTTTTAGTTGAACCGTAACTGCTGAATTGGGAACGAAGTTTATTGAGTCTACTACTATAAACTCACTTGTCCCTGTTGGAGCAGCAATTATAGTATTATCTCCTGTGGTGGATATATTTATATCAGCTTTATATACTTTTTCGTTAATCATCGTTGTATTTTTTATAATAATCCCCTAAGGGAGAGGGTTTTGCTTAAAGAAAACCCCCTAAAAAGAATACTAAGTAGCTGTAAGCGTGATAGCATCTTCGTCGCCTTCAATTCCGAAAGCATACCAATATGTACCATCACTAACTACCTCAACCCAGTCTCCTGCTTTAGCCTGACCATCTACAAAAGTAATTGTATCAGCTGGAGTTCCTGCGGTTGCTGCTGCACTACCACCTGCGTCTGCTGAGGATACGATGTTTCCTAAGATAACATCTGCACCACCATTAGTACCGATAGTATAGCTAGCGCCTGAAGGAGCTGCTGTTACAATAAATTTGAAGTGAAGTCCTGCTACTGGAGCTGGAAGAGTTGTTGCAAACTCTGTTTCACTGTTAAGGAAACAAGTCTTACCAGACTCTGCTGCTGTCAATATATTTGTTGTAGTAACAGCTTCTGTTAGTTGCCTATAAGTAATTGTTCCTGAACCTAATACTAAATCACCAGCTGTAATAGTTAATGCTGCTGTTCCAGTTGCATTACCTGCAATAACTGTTGCACCATATTTACTAATGCTGAAATCATTAGCTGCACCGTCATAACATCTGAAGTAATATCCAGTTGTTTGAATAGTGGCTTCTGTTGCTTTAATCAATACGGCAGTACCAGTTGTTAGACCAGAACCGTCAATATCGACTAGAACACCAGTCGTTGCTGAAGCTGCGTTAATATCAATCAAACCAGTTGTTCCGGCGTAAACACCAGAAGTTGTGATATTGATAGCACTTCCAGCAGTAGCAGCACCCATTTGAAGATTAAGCATTCCACCACTTGCGGTAAAGTTTGCTCCACCTCCTGTAAATTCTGCTACCCAACCGTCTGTTAGAGAAGTTGCTGAAGCTCTTAATACACCTGTACAAGTAGTAGCACCATTTGCTACCAAGCTTACTAATTCACCAGTAGTTATTAAAACTCCAGCAGAAGTAACAAGTAATCCTGTACCAGTAGTTAGAGCAGCTGCATCAATTTTAACTGTTTCACCAGCAGTTGTATTTGCACCTGTAACTAGTAACACGTTACCAGCACCAGTTGTAGATACTCCAGTAACTTTCATTACCGATCCAGTAAAACCAGTTGTATATCCAGCAGCTACAACGTCTAACAAACAAGTTGTAGTTTGACCAGCAACATTTGATTTAATCTTAACCAAAGTTCCTGCTGTTGAACCTGTACTTTGAATATCCAAAATAGTTCCGTTTGAAGCACCACCAGTAGCAACACCTGAGTCAGACAACCTTACCATTGAACCACCATCAGCAATTACCGATGTAGTGTGGGCGAATAAGATACCTGTACCAGTTGTTAAGCCCTCTGCTAATACTTTCAAAGCATAACCATTTGTTGTAGTTGCAGCACTTGTAATCAAGACTGCACCTCCAGCGGTAGTATTTGCACTTGTTACTGAAAGAACTGTACCTGCTCCAGTTGTTGAACAACCGGTCATTTTTACAACGCTTCCTGTATAACCTGTGGTATAACCTGCCGCTACAACATCAAGTAAGCAAGTAGATGTCTGTGAAGCAACATTAGAGTTAATCTTGACTAATGTACCAGCTACTGAGCCAGTGTTGATAATGTCAAGAATAGTTCCATTAGTTGTTCCTCCTGTAGCTACACCAGAGTCGCTCAAACGAACCATAGAACCTCCGTCTGCGATGACAGAAGTAGTATGTTCGAAAGCAATACCGACGCCTGTTGTAAGTGCGTTGGCTACAACCTTAATTGCTCTACCATTAGTTGTTGTAACTCCTGATGTAACAAGTAAAGTATTACCAGCTGTTGTGTTAGCTCCAGTTATTGATACTACATTTGCTGCACCTGTTGTAGATGAGCTTGATATAGCAACAACACTTCCTGTGTATCCAGTAGTAAATCCAGATGCAGCAACGTTCAATAAAGTTCCAGTTGTTTGACCAGCTGTTGAGTTAGTCAAAGAACAAAGAACTGTTTCGTCAGTTGCAGCAGTTGTGAACTCTACCAGAGTACCAGTTGTTGAACTTGCTCCTGTGTGATTTACATATAGCAATCTACCAGTTGTAGTAATTGCTGTTGCGGCCGAAGCAATATGAACACCAATACCAGTAGTCAATGCATCTAAGTCTGATATTACGATACCAGAACCAGTCGTCATTGATGATACTGACACTTTCAAAGCATTTCCTAAAGCCAAAGCACCAGAAGCAGTAATCTTTGCGATAACTGTTTCATCAGCAACGGCTGAAGTAATCTCTGCCAAAGCTCCAACAGAATTTCCACCTGTTCCAGTATGTTGAATGTAAAACAATCTTCCATTAGCAGTCATTGTTGTTCCAGTTACGCCAGATTGAATGTGGAACACCTTACCAGATGTTACTGTATCACAAACAATATGCATACCTGTACCAGTTGTCATTGCTGCTAGAGGAAAGTAAATAGCTGTTCCAGTAGTTAAGCCAGAAGGAGTAATGGTCATAAACGAGGTTGTTGTAGAACCTGTAAATACACCAGAACCTGCAAATACAAATACCGAAGCAGAAGTTGCTGTGTCGTTGGTTACTGATAATGTAGCTGCATCATCTGCATCTACTATAGTCAATGAACCATCTACAACAGAAACGTCTCCTATCGTTAATGTTATTGAGTCTGAACCTTCATCACCAGCTAATGTGATTGTGTTAGCAATCATATCACCAGCAGAGCTAAAAGACCAAGTACCAGAAGTTCCTTCAATATCACTTCCTGAGCCAGCATTAGTAATCTGAATACAGTCTCCTGCACCAGCTCCAGTATTAGTAATTGTCAAAACATCATTATCACCTGAGTTCCTATCAATAGTAAATGAAGCTAATGCTCCGATTTGCATTGATTGGTCTCCTGCAATAATTGAGTCCCACGAAGGAATACTTCCTCCTCCTCCTGCTGCCCCCAAAATTGTGGAAGTAGTCAAGTATCTATAAACTAGATTTCCTGAAGAGTCCACATATAATCCCTTTGATACGTCTCCTAATGGATTTGATGCAAAAGTTCCATTAAATCTCAATATACCCTCTTTCAAGTTTATATTCTTAGGAGAACTATAATTTTTTCCGTTAATTGTCATTGTTTTAGAAAGCAGTGCGTGTATAGATTGAATAATATTCTCACCCACTTCGCAACTGCTTTGTTACGACCTTTATTTAATTATCCCATCTTAATCAGACGGACTTGAACTATCACCCTTTGAACCAACCCAGCATCTAGCAACGTCATTATGACCTAAGTCAAATGCTGCTGTTACAGAAGTCTGGATTTCTTTTGTTTTGTAAACAATGTTTACAGGGTCAATAGTTGTTGGCTGCGACTCAACAAATTGAAATCCTTCTGCGTCAGTCAAAGCTCTTGAACTGTCAAATGCAAACCAATAGGCGTCATTTGCCAAATAATCAAGAGTAATAACTTTAAATGCTGGAGTTCCTGCACCATCATTGTCCATTGACTCTGGTATTTTACCAGATTTGATAGCTCCTAAAATCTCCATTGCCTTGAAGTAAACTGAACTTCCAGTTTTACAAACAACAGTATCAAGTTTTGCTGGTCTTGGGTTTCCCCTTGGGTCTACAAATAATGATGCTGTTCTCAAAGCGGCTTTCCAACCACTGTAATCAAACGGGAGGTTGTATGTAGTTCCATCATAAACAATATTATTGATGTTTGTTCCACCGTCCTCTCTGGTGTGATCATCTTCGAAAGCTCCTAAACTGTCCCCTCCAGCAGTAGAAATGGTTTTTGTTCCATTAATACCGTAGTGAGTGTAAGAAGTAGACTCAAAACCGTTTGTAAGCCTTTCAGCACAAAGTTTTTCTTTCTTTCGTGCTACCGCAGCTTTCAATTCCTTTGCTGCATTGTTCAAATCTCTCCTTTTAATACCGTACTTCCACATTTTCCAAGTAATAGGATATATCAATCCTACTTGGTTCTGTGTGTATAATTTGTCATAGCCTTGTATTGGAATATCGGATACAATTACCGAGTTCTCCTCTACAAAATCTGCTTCACCTAGACCTGATAGACTACTATCCTTTTCATAATAATCTTCTGTAGTTCTAACATTGAAGTATTTTGGGTATTGTACTTCAGGGTCAGAAGTCTTCATAAAGATTTTCTGAATACTTCGGTCTACAAGGTCAGCGGCTTGTGCTATGTTTAATGGGGCTGTTGAACTCATAGATTTTATGTAGTAGCATCAGGATTTACTCCGTTACCGACTAATACTTTACCAATAATAGAAGTGGTTGTTGAACCAGGTCTATCTTGCATAAAACAAGCATATTCAGTTGTTGAAGTTGAATGTGTATTATTAACAGTATTTTTGTCGGAAAGGACCATCAAATCTCCATTGTCAGCTGCAGCAGCAGTGTTTGCACATTGAGCTTCTACTGTTTCATTTCCTAGAACTTCATAACCTAAAAACTCTGTAGCACTTGTGCTAGCAGCTTCATAAGCTATAACTTTCCTAGTAAAATGGTTAGATGTAGCAGTTGTTGCTGTCCAAGTTGTTGCACCTGCAACTAACTCAAACAAATCACCTACCAATACAGTCTGTGAGGAGATTGGATACTTTTTCAACTCGATTGTTTCCATTGGAGTTGAAAGTATTTTAAATCCTACCATACTATTTTAATTTTAATTTATCTCCTCATCTGAAAGTTATAAGTCCAAATCACTCCAATCCCCTTTCATATATGGTTTTAGAGATGGATCTATCTTACTTTCTTTGGAAGAAGACTGACCTCTTTTCGATGAGTCGCCAGAATGAGATGCGACTTTAATTTTCTCTTTCTGTGCGTTTACTTTTTTAAGCTCATCTTCAGATTGGATACCATATATTTCCTTATGAATTTTATTAAGAATTCGTTTCAAGTCTTTTGGACTGCTAGGTTCTTTATAAAGAGAAAACTCTTCTCTAAATCTTCCCCATAGTACATTATCCTTATCATTTTCTGGAGCATACTCGGGATGTTCTTGAAGAAAACTATCTAAAACATCTTCAGCACGTTCCTTAAATGTAGTAGCTTGAAATTCATCTTTTTTAACCCACCCTTGCTTTTTAGCCATTGCACTTAATACTTTTTCAAAGGTAGTAAGTTCAGATTGGTCATATTGACTTAGAAGTTCTTTGTCTTCTTCAGTTAGTTCATCAGATTGGGAAGTTTTTACTGGTTTAATTTCACCGAGTAACTCAGACTTCCTTTGTTCTCTGTTCTTTCTTTTAAGACGAGTAACCTCTTGCCTTAAAGCATATTCTCTTGGTGTTTCATCAGGTAATTTTTTGATTTCTTCTTCAGACTGCTCTACGATACTTTTGTCTTCTTCGGTTTCAGATACCTCTTCAGGTTCATCTTCCTCTTTAGTATCGTCTGTTTTTTCTTCGGATGAAGACTCCGCAGGAGTTTCAGTCTCCTCGTTTAGTTCTTCCTCTGTAATCAAATCAGGACTTTCCTCATTTGACTCTTCTGGAGTTAGAACTTCAACTTCTTTTACTTCCTCGTTTTCTTTTGACATAGTGTTTTTACTTTTTTATTATTTACTTGATAAAAGATTAACCAAGATGCAGCTTTTAGGGCTGATTACTGCCTAGACGGCCGACTTGTCTAAGCAGTGTATCAATCCTACAACTTTTCTTTCAATGTAATAACAGCCTTGTCTTGAAACGTAAATTCTCCAGCTTTATCCATTTCCTCAATTTTTGCTTTCAAATATTCTGATGTTTTCTTTTTAAATTCAATTTCTTTTTCTCCTCCTTTTTCATCATTCCAAGCCCAAGTTGTACCTGGTTTTCCGTCTTCTCCTACAAAATTGTTAATTTTTCTTTCTGCCATTTCCCACTCTGCTTCTTCAATACTTAAATTTTTAACATCTTCTAATACATCAACCAATGTTTCAGTATTACCTTTAAATTGATTAAGAATATTAAGAGCGTATAATCTCTCAGATAAATTTAATTTTGCCATAATTTTGTTTATTTATTTTTCTTTGGTTTAAAATTTGGGTTATGTTCAATTGCCCTTAAAAGTTTCACTTGTTTTACTGCGTTTGCTTTAGTGGTTGATTTTGCTTTAACTCCTCCTGGAGTTGAAACTCTGAAACCACCTTTAACTTTTGTGATTTTTTCTGGCATACTATTTTTTCTTTATTCCTAAATTTTGCGCGACTAACTCACAATATTTTCTAACTCCATCTATTCCTTCTGAATTAGATAGAGCTTTTGTCCTTTTATCTACACGATACATTTTCCTATAAGGCTCGGACATATTAGATTTTTCATCTGGTACTATGATTGTAAATTTGAACCCTGAACCATTATTATCAGGATAAGATACATCTATTCCAAATTCTGGTCCTAATATCTCATCTACCAATCTTCTCCAACCTGGAGGAATTGGTAATTTATCAATCATTCCTGAACCGTCATCTTCGTTAATAGGTACATCTTTTATTTTTTCACTTTCAGCGCCAATAATCTCTGGCTTTTTCATCTCGTCAATACTTTTTGCAAGATTGCCAATTACATCAACTAATTGATTAAATTGTTCTAAGTTTACATATTTTGCACTTTCACTACCTTCTTCTACTTTTTTAACTGTTTTTTTTCCTCTTGGCATAAATTTTTACTTATTTTTTTTACTTCCTTTTAAGATTTGGAAGATTTATTAGCCGACCTTTTGTGGGGTCTTAACTGCATAATTAACTATAATATCTTCTCCTTTTTTAATGTCCTTCTGTGCTTTAATTGTTAATTGAACTCTATGTTCTTTTATTCTTTCTTCAAACGTAGGAATTAAATTACATTTCTGTTCCTCATTAGCTATTATAAACACTATATTATATAAATCAAGAAAGTTTATTTTTGATTTTCTTTTCCCTGATATTATTTCAACATATTCTTTTCCTTCAACTTTTATCGCTATATCATTTTTTCCGTTTATGTCTTTTAATTCAGCTATATTTTTCATATATTTTCTATGATTTCAAAAAAATCTTTTAATCCTTGAACTTTTCCCTCTTTAATAAAAGTTTTCTTTAAAGTTTCGAACTCATTATCACCAATTGTACTTTCAGAGTTCCACTTATCAATAACTTGACTATACAATTTAATAATTGACTCATACTCATTGCTCCTTACTAACTTTTCTAAAGATTTTTTAAGTAAATTGTCTATCATAGTCCTGTATTTTTAGCTGATTGGTTAATTTGATTTTGTGGGACTACCGTCTGACCTCCAGTGTTTGGAGTTACTCCCATTGCTCCTTGCATTGTATTACCTCCTGAAGCCTCTTGTGGGACATTTTGTGGCATTTGAGGAGCAATAAATAGTGGCTCACTAGCTTTATCTAAATCTAACCAACTATCAGGCAACCAATCTTCTGGGTCTTCATCTCTAGCTTTAATCAATTGTTTGGCTGATTTATAGAAAATATTTGGGTCTAGTGGTAATACTGGAACTAATAAATTAAATATCTCTTGTTTAGCTTGTTTTTCTAACTCTTCTGACGGAGCAAGTATTGAAATAGGATTAACTTCAATTATTCCTCTCCAATTTAAGTCATTTAATTTAATATCTTTTCCTACTTGGAAATATCTTGACTCTTTTGACTCATATAATTGTCCTTCTTTTTCTTGTAAATGTAGTGATAATTCTGGGTAATAAGCTGCTTTTAGATTTCCTATCTCTCCGTTATCTCCTAATTTTCCATACAATCCATTCTCGTCGTGAGTATTTCCACTTTCTTTCTCGTAATCTAGCATATCCTTAACACTAGAAAACTCTTTAACTTCTGGCGTTGAGTATATCTGTTTCATCCAAGAGATAGTCAAGTATGCATCTTGTTCTATGGCGTGTGATATGTTTTCCACTGGAACTTTTAACCTTTTAAGTGAAGCTTCTTTTGCGTGCAAAACTTCTCCTAAAGTCTTGCCAGTTATCTCTCCCTCGATAGTTGGAGTTATACCAGAGTCATCGTCCATTCCTGATTTAATATATTCAAGTCCTTTCCAAGACTCTTGCCCTGGACCTGGTACTTCGTTCCAGTCAATTTTTCCATTCTGTATCTGTCTTCCCATTCCTGGCTTTATCTTAATCTTTCCATCTCCGAACAAATCTGTCGTTCCGGTATAAAAAAACATCTTGTAAATGGAAAGAACAAGTTGATCCATTGTCATATTCATCATCTTGTCATACAATTCTTTCTTTCCCTTAATCATCTTCCAAAGAGATATTCCATAAGGATTATTCGAGTCTCTCAATACCCACATTGTTTGCCATATACTTAATAGTCCGTCATCGTTAGGTAATGGTCCTTCGTGAAGTATTATCTTCTTAGACGGAACATATATTACATATTGGTCTTTCAACCTATTTTCATAAAATCCAACTGTTATAATATCCTTTCTTTCTCTATCTTGTTGTTTTTTCTGTTCATCTGATAAATTATCCAAATCAATTAACTTTGCTGAGTCTCCGACTTTATCAAAGTTTTTATACTTATCGAATTCTATTTTAGCTGAGTCATAAGAATAATCTATCTCGTAATAGCAATCATTCATTGAAAACCTATCATAAGGTTTCGTCATCTCATCAATCCAAGTTCTAAACGGGTCTAGTCTTTGCTTCTTAACATCATTATACCAAATCAATTCTTTATCTTCATAGATAGAATTTTCTGGTTTTTCATAATCATACTCAGTTAATACTTTCTTGTTGTATTTAATAACACAAGGATACGACCTACCGACAGCCCAGCCATACTTTGCTAAATCAAAAATAAACAGCTTGAATACCTGCTTTGACTCGGATATTTTCCAATTACGTTTCCATAGTCCATTTATTAGAGTTGATGTTTTTTCAAACTTTTTAATAAAAGATGAAAGTGAAGCTTGAGGATCTCTATCAATAATAATTGATATAGCTGCTTGTATTTTAGATAAAAGAACTGGGTCAGATATGTCTGACCTCCAAGAGTCTTCATCTGTTCCAACTCTTACCGGTCTTGACCTTTTGCCTACATCTTGGTCTTGTTCAAATACTTTTCTTGAGTCATCTAGTTTTAGATTAGATGGAACATATTCTGTGTCTGCCTCTTTCCAGTCATCTTCAATACCTAATATTTCCCTATAATCTTTCATCTCCTTAATTCTTCGGTCAAGAAAAACCTGAAGTAAAGACTCTTCTTCAGTCGGAACGTATTCTTTTTCTTTTACTTCTCCGTCAATTTTATTTTCTTTTTTAGGCATTATTATTGGGTCGGCCAATAACTTTTTCTATATTATAAATCTATATTTTTGTCGTGTCAATATTTCCTATAATTAAAACTTAACTCACTTTCTCCATCCCTTATTTCTTTCAGTCTTTTTTCAAGTGGTGTCATAGGCTTCTGTGTATTATTGTCTCGCAGTGTTTGCAATACATATCTAGCGTCATCTAGTGCGTGGTCTTCTCCTCTGGTGTCTAAATCTTCTGGGTGTAATTCATCGTGAATAGCTAAAGGAATTGTTCTTATAATATTAGGACAAGTGCTGAATATCTTTAATTTTGGATCTGTATTATTATCCCATCTTAAATACTGATGCATTAAATCCCAACCCATTACTCTTTTCTTTGAGGCTGGTACGAGTCCGGTTACTCCGTTTCTCATATATACTTCTGCTGTCGTTTCTGGTAGTCCTAATTTATCGAATGCTGCAGTATCAATAACAGTATATCGATATTCTTCCCCTTGGCTTAATCTAGTAATCTCTCTAGCGTGCTGGTCTGAGTCTAATCCAGTACCGTAATGCTCCCTATAACAGAACACTCTACCGTTCCAGTCTATAGCGTACCAATGACAAGATGTTATGCCGTCTCTTCCTGAAGGGTCAATACTTCTTACTCTTATCCAGCTTTGAGGAATAGTAAATGGTTCTACAACGTGTTTCTCTCTATCAAACTCTGTGAAGAACTGCCCCTCAAATACGTCCCAATTACCCTCTAAATATGCTTTGCGCTTCTTCTCTGGCAGTGATGCAAGAGTTTCGAGATAACTCTGTGCTAAATATGGATTATCAGTTGGCAATGCTGGGATATAGACGAACTTGTCTGATATGTTTAATTCTTCTTTTGGGAAGTCTTTATCTATCCATCTCTTTTTGACCCAAGAATGCCCTATATTTCCAGGATTTGTAGCTGCCACGAACTTTGGGTCAGGAACTCCAGTCCATCTTAATCTACTTCTAAGCTGATGAAACTTCTCTTCTGGGTTCATCGTTAGTTCATCTATCGCTATTATAGCAAACTCTGATGATAAGTATTTACTGGGGTCGTCTAAATTCCTTAATAATAAAACGTGTCCGCCATATTCAGGGTTTATATGAAATCCTAAACCATTAATCTTATTATCTTTAATCTCTCCAAGCCACTTTGGAAACTCTATTTCCATTTTGCTTGATTGTCTGTCTTTTAAAGTAATATAGTCCTCACAGAATAAAGCTCCGTGTATTCCATTAATTCCATAGTCTTTACCCCACTTGATTAAGGTTCTAATGCAATACCATCTTAACCAATAAGACTTGCCTGGTCCTGCTGCTCCTCCGAATAAAGAATAAACGAATAAATCTGCTTGCTTTGTTGCTAATAACTGTTTTGGAGTAAAATTACATAGTTCGCTGAATTTTACTTTTTCCTCTATCATAAATCAACTATTAGGCTTTTGATTGTGCCACTATGTTCTATTGTTTCTTTTGGTTTTCCAAATGTTCTATCAAGTAAGTTAGCAATATCGTGTCCACTTGGTTTTTCAGTAGTGATGTAATAATATTCTTCTGGGTTGCTATCTAATTCTCCATTCAGATATGCTTCTATAGTTTCTAAATCAGTAACCAATACTGGTTTTTCTCTTTTTCCTTTCTCATCTTTAGTAATTACGAATAAAAAAGAACACCCTTGAGCTAGAGTGAATTGAGCATCAATCAATCTTTGAGCATTAGACAGCACTCTTTGTCGTATTGCTTCAGCAACAATTTCTCTTTCTAGAGTAGCTTTATGCTTACCTTTCTTCCTAGCTTCTTTATTTCCTTTTTGAAACCCTCTTTTGCCTTTCATAAATGTAAAATACTTAAATACATAATACTTTTATTGAGAGCCTCAATAATAATATCGTCGCTTGCAGGACGAGGAACTATAAGTTCTCTATATTAAATTTAGGCGCTCAATAAGAATATTACTCTTTACTTTCATCTTTGTAATTGACAATCATTTTTACTTTTTTTATTTGTTTCCTTAATGTAATATCCATTTTTATCAATTCCTAGATCATTAAATAACTTTGTTCTGTCTTCATTTAAATTTTCAAAAAATCCTTCCCATTTAAAATACATAATAGTTGGTGCAATACATCTAATACGATACTCTGGGGTTAGCCTAGATATTACAAGTTTCATAATGGATATAAAATCATTATAGGAAAACACTTTTTTATTAACTATTATTTGGTTCTTCATTTCTGACTTAAAGTTATTTCTTATTTAATTCTAACCATAAATTAGCAACTGCCTCTTCTCTACTTGTTCCTTGAAAACATTGTCCATCTTTAATAACAACATACATCTCGTTAATTTTACCCATTGAATACCATAAATTATCTCCACAAGCCTCTATTAGTTCGGATAGAGTGGGACATAAAATTTTATCAATGCCTTCAAAATAATCACTTTCTATACCTCTCAATACGAATATATTTTTATCTTTCTCAAAATCAAAATAATATTCTCCTTCTTGTGGAAACCCTGCCTCTTTTAATTGTTTACAAAGTTCGTATGATAACATATTTATTTTTTCTTTTTTCCTTTACTTTTACAAGCCATAGTTTTATTTTTTAACTAATTATCATATAGACTTTTTAATTTATCTAAGGATTGAGAAGTGTCTTTGACCTCGTTTATTGATAGTTCTGCCTTTTTTATTCCGGTGCTCTCTATGAAGCCAATGTCCGCTATACTTTACGAACTTTGCTATCCTTGTCATTTATTTTTATAGGTTTTCTCCAGCTTTCCAACTGTTTTTCGCCCTGTATTACTTTCTTGTCATTCTTTTTAGGTTTGTTTATTCTGTCAATTTCTCTATCTTCTAGCATTTTATGGGAAAGCTTATATTTATTACCTTAATTATACCACTATTTATTTGATTTGCAAGAGTTAAATGCTATCATAATAATCCAAACCAATAATCCAAACAGCCAAACATTATATGAATAAGATAATCCAAATATTGCATTAACTAATAACTGACAAATAAACACAATTCCTACAGTTATTAAGTATGATAATCCACCTAAGAATATAATCAATGACGTTATAATTATAGCTTTATATAATAATTCCATCTTATTTCAAACTTATTTTAGTTATTATTACCCCTAACATATCAACTACGTTCTTGCTAAACGTCTTAAACGCCTTGTCTAGCACTTCAAAATGTATTTCTAGTGTAAATAGTCGTTCTTCGTGTTCTAATAGCTTCTGCTCGCATTTTGTAATTCTTTGTTCTAATTGAACTATTCGTTCTGTTTCGATTACTTCTTTATCTGATAGAGCAAAGATTGTAAAAGGGATTAGACAGAATAGGATTATGATTATTAGTTTTTTCATAGTTTTTTATCAAATATAAATATTGACTCTCTAAAAAGACATACATAAAAAGAAAAACTAAATACTATTGCAAGAAAAATAAAGGCAGTTCTTAATATATTAATTTCTGCTAAAAGTACTGAAATTATTAATAATGTTAAAAAAGCTGTTGAATTGTTTATTTTTATGTTTTTCATTTTTTTATTTTAAACATTTTCTTCTCCTGGCAATAATTTAAAATCTTTTTGATTGCCATTTTCAAGATTATTTTTATATTGAGGAAGTAGCACTTGACCCATTGTAGTGCTATTTCCGCTCTTATCCATAATGATTAAGTGAGGCATAAATTCTTCCATAAATTCGGTTAATCCGCTTTCAATTGCCACAAATTTCGCTTTCAAGTGGTAGAATAAAACCCTGTGCAAAATATTCAATTCTTGCGTTCTTCTCTTTTCGTCTTCGCCTTTATATTTAATCGGGACTAAAATTCTAACTCCAATCGGCTTTTCTTGGTCTGGTAAAGTGGCCAAAAATTCAATAACAAATTTATCTTCAAGATTGGTAAATCTTGTTTGATAAATATTTCTTTGATTTAAAAGCTTAACTATTGAAGCCTGGCTCTTTACCCAATTAACTGATGTATTTTTATATGCTGACATATATTTTTTATTATTGATTAACTTAACTCTATCCCCCAATTATCTTTCGCTTTATTTATTATTTTTTGACGGCACTCGTTATGTTCTTTTATTATATTAAGCATTTCTCTTGTGTACATTGACCATTGTTTCACTTCTTTCTCTTCTGGCAACACCTCCTTTAGGGTTTCTTCTCTTGCTTTTTGGATTTCTTGGGAGAATATTTCCTTAATAGAATTAAAAAGATTTGAATTGTCAATAGTTATTGAGTGTTCTTCAATTTCTATCTGTGTTTTAACTGAAAAACATTTTTCAAGTCTTTCCTCCCAACTTTGTTTTGGTTCTTTTTCTACTTGACCGCCACTTGCTATTCCGTCTTTTATTTTTAGTGGGGTAAATTTTGGTTCTTTCATACTTCAAATATTTTTAATAGGTTGATTATTGTTTCCTCGGATTGTTCGGAAAGGGGTTTGCCTAGTTCAAAATGAATACCAGTTCCCTCAAATTCAGCAAATCCGTTTTCGTTATTTCTAATCATTTTTAACAATTCGCCAGATATAGAAAGTGCATATTCCCAATCTTCGTATTTTTTTGCAAGAGTATTCATCACATCCAAAATGGTTATTGGTCTGCCTAATATTTTAACAATCGCTCTACTATCTGCATAATTTGGTTTATCCTTAAAAAATTCAATTTCTTCTTCGCTTATTAGCTGTCCATCGCTTAACACAAATACCCATTCATTGTGAAATTTTCTGCCTTTAATATGTTCTAATTGTTGGCCTATCCACTTTCTGTCTTTTATGGTTAGTTCAACAAAAGAACTTTCATACCATAATGATAGCTTCTAGTTTTTGTAAGTTGTTCATAGTCTTGATTATTATTTAATAAATAACATATAAAAATATGTGAATATTACTCCAGTAAAAGTTCCAGCTATAAAAGAATTAATTACTAAGTTAATTACTTTTTGTTTTTCTTCGTTGTTCATATTATTTTATTCCTCTTGTTGAGGGGTTAGTTACTTAATTTTCATCATATTTTCCATCTAAAAAATCTATTAATCCCTTAATACTTCCCTCATCTCTAAAATCCCTATGCTGAGCAATTTCAATATATTCTTTAAGCACTATAAGCAATGCTTCTTTTATATCTATTTCCATACATTATTGTTTTATTTTAATAATTGTTTTTTAAGTTTATTCCAAGAGTATTCATTGAGAATATTTCCATTGGTGCATTCTTTTTCTATTACCTCTATCCTCCCCCGCCACTCCTTATCAATGGCTTGTCTTTGGGCTTCTAGGGAGGATTTAATTGCATCAAAACATTCTTCAGAGGATAACATTTGTCCGTCTTGTATTTTATCTCCGTCTAAATAATTAGTTTCAAACCATTTCTTAATATCAATAAAAGTGTCCAAGGTGGTTTCTTCTTCAATTACTTCACAAGGTTTACCACAATTTTTACAATAATGTCTTTTAAATAAATTATTATCTCCAAAATATTCATCAATTTCTTCTACCTCTGCTCCACAACATTTTGATTTTTTCATATGGTTATTTACTTTTTAGCAATCGTTATATTATTAAGAGCTTCTAATGTTCCTTTCATTTGAGGTATTTCTGGTATTATTTTCTTGTACTCATTATCGACACAATATCCTTTCTCCTCTAAGTAATTTACTATCTCTGGCGTAATTTCTGCTTGTTTCCATTTAGTAGTCTTTTCATCAACAACATCTATGCACTCTTCTAAATCGTACGAAATTACCTTTGTTCCACCTCCAAAAGATTTATTTATATCCATAAAACAAACACTTCTTGCTCCGAAATCCCACATTGAATTTACCTTTAATTGTAAATCTCCAACCCTTGGATTTTCTATATATTCTGTTGAATTATATATTTTCATAGTATTATTTATTTAAAAGTTGATATAATCTAAAAGATAAATTAAAGTTTTTGCAAGAGCATCTTCCTCTTTTTCGCTTTCTGTGAGTCCTTTTAACCCAGCTCCATAATACATATTTTTATTCTTATCATAATAAGAGATACACCCATCACTATTATATTCTTTTTTTAGAATATGTTTTAATTCATTTGCAGTCAGGGCTGGAATAAAATCATATCTTTCACAACTTTCGTCATTTTCATATTGTATCTCTGTAAAATCTCCGTTGCCCTCCACGTCAGCCCATACAAATAATGGCTCTACTTTAATTCCTGCCTTTTTAAGGGCTATGTCTAGACGTTTTGAGAGGTCTAGGTTGGTTGTGATTTGGGTTAGTGAGTTCATAATAATATAATCACTAATAATAATCCGCTAATTTGTATTATTAAACCGATATCCCCAAAGAATATTCCCCAAGGAATAATTCCCATTAACATTCCGATAGTTAAAATTTTTTTTGTTTCCATAATTACTTTTTAATTAGTTTGTTATTTTTACCAAGTTCTATGGTTCTCTCTTATTGTTTCTATTCCATCATAATCATCAATCTCCCATTCAATACCATCGGGAATTTCAATAACTTCTAATTTGGCAAGCCTATCATTAGCGTCATCGCCTAATTCTTTAACCACTTGAACTAAAATTGGATTTGACCTATCTTCTCTAAAATCGTTAATTTCTATTTTCTCCCATTTCTGATTGTAGGTTGTATAAGTTCCATCTTTATCTTTTTTTTCTTTTCCTAAATATTCTTCTGGTTTTTTTACAGAAAAACAATTCCAAAATAATCCCTTTTCTTCTGCTTCCTGTAATGATATTTCTCTATAATTATTAAAACCTTCAAAAAAATAACATTCTTTTCCTTGTAATTCAGCTATTCTTTTCATAGCTTTGGGAGATAATCCGAAACCTCCATAACAACAATTTTTTACTATTTTCATATTTTTATATATTTATTTGACTGGCTCTCATAAGGAGAGGATTTACGGTACTTCACCACCGAGTAATAAGTTTAAGATTCACCCCTCATAAGAACCAGCCAAGGGGCTGATTATTTGATTATCTCTTCTAGTATTCTGTGTAAATCTCTTAACTGATTTTTATATGCTTGAGCATAAACATTATTATCAATTACACAAAAATCTTCAATAAGTTCGGCCAATTCTATTATCTTTTTTTCTATTTCACTTTTTAATTCTGAATATTTCATATTATTTTTTAATCTTAACCTCACGTCCAAGTTCTTTGCAAACTTGCTCCATTGTCAATTCTTCCACTTCTTCCTCTATGGGGTCTTGTTTAATTGACCAGCCATCTTCGATAAGTTGTTCTTTTGTACAAAAACTCCAATATCTCTTAAAATCTCCTCTTTTACTTCTAGCAAATAGCAATCCTGAATGTGCTAATATCATAGCTTCTGTTCCGTCACTAACAATAATATCCCCCCCCTCTAAATCTTCCCAGTCTTTTGTAATTGCTTGAAGGTCGGACTCTAAAAAATCATTTAATAATTCACCGTCAACAACGACTTCATAAGGATAACCATCTTCGTCTATTGATTTTATTGTTCCGATTTTACCAACAATACTTTGATATCTAGACTTTTCACCATTCCCATAGTGATTACCTATTATTTTAACTTTTTGTCCTATTTTAAATTTTGACATAATATTTTTTGTAAACTAATAAAAATTTCTTATCTAGTTCGTTATATTTATAATGATTTTGATCCAAAATGTTTTTAACCTTTAATAATAATTCTTTTTGCTTTGCGAAAGAGTGAAGTGGCTTATAAAGATGACAGTCGTGGTTATTTAAGGGGCAGGAGTTGAGAATACTCTCATTGTGATTTCCTTTGACGTAATCAGGACTTGAACCTGATAAAATATGGTGCAGGCAGTCCGCGTGGTTTCTTCCACACTCTTGGCACTCGTACCAACCCGCCCAATACTGTTTTACTTCTTCACTAAATCTATTTGCGAGTTTCATCTTCCAATTTCGCATAATTAGGTCTGTACTCATCTTTTCCTTTCTTTACGATTGTAAATCTATGGATAAGATATCCTAATCCTTGACTTGTTAAGTTTAGTATTTTGGCGACTTCTTTTTTGTTTTGATGTTTGTTAAGTAAGTCACAAACATTTTCTATTCTTTTTTTATTCATAGGCTATTTTTTAATTATCTCAATGTCTTTTACTCCTAACTTATAAAGAATATTCAAAGTTCCGTCTTGATTATCAAATGCTTGTTCTGTAAAAACTGATGCCTTAATTAAAATTGTATAGTCTTCGGTTATGTTCAATTTATCCTTTATCTCAAATTTAGTTTTCAAAGGTTTTCCTTTAAGGTCAGTTAATTGAAACTCTCTTTTATCTACATTCATAATCGTTATTGTTAATTTTATTAAGTACAATTCTGACGTGGCGACAAGGTTTTCCCATAGAACCTGCAATGCAGTCGCATATAAGTTTATGGGTTGGTAATTCTTCAACTATATGAAACTTTCCTTTTTCTGATTTGCTTCTTACTCGCCATTTGTTCAAAGGCTTCAAGTATAATTCCTGAAGCCTTTTATTTATGTCCAACATTTTAAAAAGGAATATCCTTAATATCTATTTCGTCCTCATCTGCAACAGGTGGAAATTCCTCATCTTCCTGTATTGTTGGTATATCCTCAACTTCTTCTCCGCTTCCCTTTCCTAATCTGTTGATTACTACATAACCTTTCTCGTCTGTTCCAAGAAAAAATATATCTCCTGCGTTAAGGTCTAATTCAATCATCTTTCTAATTATGTAATTTAATTCTCCTGATTGGCTCAATTTTGGTACTTCATAAATACCTTGAGATTTTGAGCCGTTGTCATTGATGATATTACAAGTATAAAGACATTTCTCAAAAGTTTCTCCTGTTTGCTTTTTGAACTTCTTAATTTCTCCATTAACAAGTTCTAGTTTATAATCTCGGTTAGGTAGCCATTCTCCTTTCTCGTTTTTAATTGTTGGCTCAATTTTAATCATAACTTTTTCTGTTTTTGATAAGTGTTCGTTGATTGGTAACATTTTTTTTATTTCTTATTTTTATAAAAATCTGTCTGATTATTCCAAGTAAACAAATCTTTTGCACTAATAAATCCTGCAAAATCTCTTTCGTGAGTTTCTCTACTTTCTACTATCCATTCAAAAGGTTGATATGGTTTTATTTTGTTTGGAAGTTTTCCTTGCAATTCCCTGATTGAGTTTTTCTTAATCATTCTGTCGGAATATTCTTGCTCGGTTTCTTTTGCCAATCTAACCGCATATCTATTTTCGTACTTGATTGGATTTCCTAAAAATTCAGCTTCTTCTTCGGCAGCGAATTGATAAGCACTCATCTGCATAAAGACTGAATTGTATAACCCATTAGAAGTTTTAAAATCTCCTACAGATAACTTTCCGTCCACAATAGCCTCAAAATCCATAGTACCGATGTATTGATGTTTTCGGCTGTACACAATTCTTTCAGAACTTATAAATTCAACTTTGCGCTGTGTTATAAATTCAAGAAAACTATCTACTCCGAGCAACATCGCTTGATTTGTCGGAAGTTCTGGTTCTTTCTCAAATCCTACTCTACCTAACTTGTGTTTGATAAAGTATTCGCACCATTCGTGGGTTTTTGTTCCAATATCTGCCGCTTCTTCTTTCTTTTCTGCGTGAAGTCCGATTGACTTGGCGATATCTCCTGCGGTTATAACTTTGCCACTTTCTAATAAATCAAGTAAGTGTGTTCCTGCTAGTTCTGTCGCCCACGATACAAGAGCTGGACTTTTATCTAAAATGCCAATGTAAGTCGTAACTCCTTTTACTCGCTCGTCTTTTAATCCATACTTATCATCTGTAACCTTATACATATGACTATTTGGATAAAACTTGACTTTTACTTCTCCTCCATAAAGGGTAAATTCTTGTATTTCTGTTGCCATTATTTTAATGCTTCTTTAAGTTTATCTTTTGCACCTGTCTTTGTTTTTGCGACTTGTTCGTCTTTCACTTCTTCTTTTGGTTCTTCTTTAACTTCCTTACCTGATTGCTTTTTGGCTTTTGTACTTGACCAACTGTAAACTTCATTACCCTGACAAGCATTGATTATCTTTTGGAAGTCTGGCTCTATAATTGCTCCTAATTGTCCAGTTCTGTCCTTGCTTTCGTATTTATCGCTTGGTTGTACTCGGATAATTCTCTTATCAATCATTTCTCCGCCTTTGTCTTGTACTCTGACAGTTTCCATAAATCCAACGACATCAACTAAAGCAATCAACTCCTCGCTCATCTTCGTCATAATCTTTGGTCGCTTGACCAACTTATTGTCATCTTCTTTTTCTTCAACGTGAGCAACGATGATTAAGTGCTTGTTAATATCTCTAATTGCCTTTATAAACAATCGCATTCTTTCTTTCATTTCGCCCCAACCTGCGATTGTTAGACTTCCGTCATACTGCACCCATTTCTTTTCTTTGGAATTGACAAGAAATACTTTTAGTTTTTCCATAAGTTCGCCAATCGGGTCTACTACGATTGTTTCATATTCACTGTCTTTAGCTACCTTGTAAAACTCTTGGATATCTGCCCAACTTTCTATTTGAGCGACATCAACTTTTATTCCTCTTAAACCGAAATACTTTGAACCGTTTTCGCAATCAGCAATAATTGGTTTTGGAGCAGTAGCAGAAAATGTTGTTTTTCCCACACCTCCTTGTCCATACACTAATAATGTTACTGACGGTTTTGTTTGGCTTTCGCCTGTGTTTTTGATTTGCATCTTATTTTTTATTTTTACCCCTTAATAATGGCGACTGGTCAAACCTGTCCTCGTCGTCTGTTTTTGGCAGACACGGTATTTCCTCCAAGACTATGTTGTCTTTGAAAATATCAACTGCCAAATTATCTGCGAATATGTTTGATATGTTTATCTGAGCCGGTAGCCAGATGAAACATTTTACCTTTTTATAGTGTTCTTCGTTCATCTTTCTCCTCTATTAAGATTAATTATGTCTTCATCTACTTCACATTCCCAATCTTCCCATTCGTCGTCTTCTTCCTCCTCTTCTTCATCAAAGTTTATGTTGTTTTCTTTGACGAACTTGTACATATCGCAAGCTATTTTGTTGAGTAAAATGTCATTGTTGTTCATAGATAATTATATTAATTAATAAAATTGAATAGACAATATGCATAGCTATAATTGTAATATCTTTATGAGGTTTTTCTTTTTCGATTATCTTATGTGCTTCTTTTAGTAAAGATATAGCTTTTTCTAAATTCTTTTTGTTCATATTACCAATTAATTACTGTTAATATATATAAGACAAATAATAATATAATACCTAAAAAATTCCATATAGAGATAGTTATTTTATCTCGTTCAAGGACTTGGTTGATTGATTTTGGTCTTTTGTAGGTCATAATTATTTTATAATCTTATTATTGCCCCCTTGGGGGCAAGATATAAAACTATTTTAATATGGTTGGAAGAAATCCTCCACTTAGATCAATCTTGGTCAAAATATAGAAAGCAAACTGGTCGGCCAATAACTCCTCGTCTCTGCCTTGTATTTCCTTGTAATGAGGGACGAATAGAATATGGCCTATTTCGTGTAGAACGATGAATACGTATATCATACTTCCACGTGGGGCGTAATCTGTATCAATATAGATATTGTCCTCGTATGTGCAACCTCTTGAGTTTTCGGTTTTACAATATTGTGTAAACTCCTTATTCGGAAGATTATTAATTGTAATTGCAGAGCAAAACAGTGGTATAAATAGCGATATAAGTAATAGGGATAATAGTATTTTTTTCATATAGCTTATTTTATCCCAAAAGTTCTATTAGTATCTTCTTTGTATATCCACGTACCACTCCATCCAATTTTTATGAAACAAAATGGTAAATGTATTTCTAGGTTTGGGGACAACACGTCAATGTGAAATCCTAAACTAATTTCATTCCAACCCACAAAATGCAGGTAGCATACAAACTTTCTATTGATTATTTTCATATTTTTTAATCTTAACTAATTATGGCCTCGGACACTCTATGGCGTTCTATGCTCTTTATAAGATTGGCTAGTGGGGAATGATAAGTCTTACTCTTACCCTATCGGGGATATTACGTAATTACGCCCGAAGCCTTTGACATAATCTCTGGCAAACCCCCATTAACCAACCTTATTTTTAAATTGAATGCATATAAGAGAGGCGTAGTACCGTGTCTTGGTTTGCAACCCTCAACGGATTTTCTGTGCAAGTGAATACTTTCGTTGAAGAGGTACCACTGTTTTACGCTACTACGAGGCAGGGTATAACCCACTTTAAGCTCCTATTGCTTCGCAACACCTTATTCGTTTCTCACATATGCATTCAATTTTTAAGTTACTTTTTAATTTTTATTATTGCTAATATCTGATTTGCAAGACTCCAACTATTCAAAGAATAATAACTATTTGAACTATCTAATTCTATTGTTTGTGTTTCTGTTTCTATTACTATTCTTTTTCCTTTTTTACCTTCCCATCTATCATTTACATAACTTCTATTTCCTGTTCTACTTTCGCAAATATTAGTGCTTTCTCCGTAGTAATAATGTTCAATTCCCAATTCTTCTAATAATTCGTGTATTTTTCTAATACTTGGCATTTTCCCTTTGTTCTCTACTTTCATCTCCAAAGCATTAATTACTTCTTGATTTTTCATTTCTTTATTTTAATTTATAACTCTACGAGCCAGAATACCGTTGCCAATAATATCTTGAAAGCTGTGAAGCTGATAAAATATTTTGTTATTGACTGGCGTATATTCTCGCCCTCTGAAACCATTGTGGCACACCTGCTTTCATTTGTCAAGTATATTTTATCCACAATCAGTTTTTTCTATACAGTATCTATGTTTTCCTGCACTTTCTTTTTGTTATTTTCGTGCCAAGTTTTTGAGTTATTTTTCGCTTTCATTCGCTTTTCGTGTTCCTGTTTCGTTTCAAAATTCTCAATAAATATTCGCTCTCGTTCTTCTTCTTTGCAGAGGACGCATTCTTTACTGCGATAGAAAAGTTTGTGATGTTCGCAATACTTAGGTTCTGTATAGGGGTTTAAATCAATTATTTGGGTGCTGTCAGCTTGTTTGGTGGTTTGTGTGAGTATTTTGTCGTTTGACATAGTTTGAAGTGTTAGAGGGGTTATTTTAATTAAAAATTACTAACATACTAGGAAATGGAGCAGAGTTTTTAGATCCTCCAAATTTTATCCTTCCTTTGATAAATCTTATTTCTGCCTTGTGATAAATAAATTCGTGAAAATATTTTGTGTCAGTTCTAGCAGGTAAAAGCATAACCACTATACCTCCCCTTGCATTGCTTCCTTTTTCCACCCAATATTTTATATCTCGTCCATAAGGCGGATTACAAAACACAATTTCATTGTTCCAATCTTGTTTTAATCCGTCTTCTTCTTTTGTAAAAAATCTTTTACATTTTGCATTTTCGGGTGTAGCACAAGGATCTAATGTAAAATTAAATTCTTTGTCTAATTTATCAAAAAAATCTTGTGGAGTAGCCCATTCATAAGTTTTACTACTAAACATTAAATCATTATTCATATTTCTTGATCCATTTTAATCCACCTCTTTCGGGTGAATGTTAGTAAATTTATCTTTGATGTTCTTCATCTTCACTTCTCCGATTTTGAAGTCGCACCCTGAATTGGAGCATACTCGTAAAAAGTCATTTTCCTTTTTAAGGGTTGAGTTGCATTTCGGACAAAGGTTTGATTTGAGGTTAGTCCAGTTTATTTTAGGTTTCATTTTTTTAAAACTTTTGATATTTTTTAAATTCTTCACAAGCACATTGTTCTCCCCTTTCGTGCCAAGTTCCGTGCTTACATTTCCATTGTCCGTTTTTTCTCCTCGTAGTTTCCTCTAAAACATTGGGACTTACTACTGCCATAATATCTGCTGTGTTTATTATGTTTTCTCCAATCTTTATAAATCTCTCTGTTTTTAAAGCTTCCTCTTTTTGATTAAACTTTTCTTCGTCGATCCATATTTCTATTCCATTTCTCATTACTATTATCTTTTGAGGTTTTAATAATTCGCTCATATTTCTACTATTTGATTATTTTTATTATTTTTTGCCTTATAAGAAATTAACTGTCCTAATTTCCTTTTAAGTTCACAAGGTGTTGTTATTACTGGGGCATATTGTTCGGATTGAATACTGATTGCGTATTCAATCATCGCCTTTAATTTCTCCTCTCCGAACTTATCTAACATTTCCTGTAAAGCTTTCCGCTCGGTCTTATTTCCGAAGTTTAGGGTTGGGTTAATTTTCTTATAAAAAATATCTAATAAAGGATTAATATTTGTTTCGCAAATCTCTGATTTGCTAGTATTTAGTCTTGTTAATTGAGTATTGTTAATATGAGTCTTGTTACAGTCGCTTTGTGCTACCCGGCTTTTACATTCTATGCTACTCGGATCTTTATTTATTGCTACTCGGCTACCGAGTATCTTTGTGCTACTCGGCTTCTCTTTCCAGCAACTTTTTTTAGTTAAATAGTAGATATTATTTTCTTGCTTTCCGTCTTCTTTTTTCCTTCTGATCACATTTATTATTCCCCACTCTTCTAAAGTTTTAATAGCTCTTAAAACTGTTGATTTATGTATTCCGTTTTCTTCAGCTATTAGTTCCATACTTGGAAAACAACTTTGCGTATTATTATCTGAATGTCGGCATAATGATAAATAAACGACAGTGCAACTTGTTCCTAGAAACTTTGCATAACCATTTAAGTATTCATTATCTAGCCAAAACCATTCTTTTTGACGATTATCTCTTATTTGAAATTCCTCCATACTTCTTAACTTTAAGCCCGAATTATTTACTTTATTATAACAAAAAATGGATACATATCGGCACCTCTGACAAGGTATTATATGTATCCATTCTTTGCTAAAATATTCAGTTTATTGTCAGATTGCCGAATATCTTAAATACATTTTATCAAAAATATACGATAAGTCAAGTTACCTGTGCATAACCTGTTTGCAACTCTCTTAAATTGTGGATTATCATATAAGTATAACCAAAAAATATATGAATATACTTGAAATTTTGAGGTTCGTGTTAGTTTCGTTTTTGTTTTTAATCGTTTTCTATGTCGTTGATTTCTTTTTAAAGGTTTCTCATTTGCTTGACAAATAGGAATATGAGAGTATAATGGAATAAAGTTAATGCCGATGATAAACAAGAGGATACATTCTTTCATCGGCGTGTGTCCTCTTTTTTGTAAAGAATAAATATATGAAAACAATTTTTATACCAATTAAAGATATGGAAATAATGGAAGAAGAAGGAAAAGAATATACTTCCATATATAAAACAAAAAATGATGTTATTAATGATATATCAAAAGAAGAAGATAGTCCCAATATTGGAGATGAAGTTATAGAGTTTCAAGAAGTAAGAAGATATATTATTCAAAAACCAAAATTAGGAGAAATAAGATCAGATAAGTCTATAAAGGGAAATAAAAAGTAATAAATAAAAAATATGAATTTTATCGTAAAGACAAGAGCTTTAATGGAACAAACATATCACATTGAAGCTGAAAATGAGGAAGAAGCAAAAAGAATTGCCTTGGAAAATACAGAAGATGTAATAGACCAAGCACAAATTGATGCAGGAGAAGTTTTGGAAATTAACGAAGCAGAAAATCCTATAGAAGAATAATTAATTCCCACCCAGTCCCCTTATGGGGGATTGTAGGGAGCGAATTATTAGATGTGATATACGCAGTATCGTGGTTATAATTTATTTTATTTAATAGCCGATTAAATAAATCCTCCGAGGGTAAGGGTGTATGGCATTCACTTAATTCCCTAAATACAAAATATCGGAAAATATAAATTTCTTCTAATATTAGCTCCAATTAAAATATGAACAGTTGGCTTAGAAGCAGCCACCTGATAATGAGTTAATCGTAGCCGTGAATGTCGGTTAAGGAAGAGGAAAACTTCTCGCTTACATTCCACCACATTACTAGACGTATGTCTTTAATGCTTATGCCCTAGTCAAGGCTTAGTGCGGTATGTGGTGCGACTGCAGGGATGACAAACCCTCGATACTATGAAGGGACATCATATTCCACAGTAGTGTTGGTCTAAGGTAAATATGTCTATGGATTATTTGGCGTAATAGCACATCATATTTTAAAAAGGAAACGTCTTAAGAAGGGCATAAAACTTAATATAGGTTGATAGATGGGGGCGAGATATAGGTTCGAGTCCTATATTAGAGAAATCTAATTAGTCTAAATGGCAAGACAGCCCAAAAGGGAAGGTTGCTAGTTCGATTCTAGCCATATCAGAAATGATATGTAGCTCTATTGGTAGAGCGTCCACACCTGTCAATCTATAAGACTTTAATAGTTTTGTGCCTGATATATATAAAATAGTACAGCGACCCTTTGGGTAATAAGGAGTTGGTCGTCCTAGGGAAACGGCGTCAAAACGTGCTGATGTTAGAGGTGGAATGGCTAACACTAGAACAAATATCTTTTATATGTATCAGGGACAAAAGTAATTTTGTCTATATAATTAGTGAGTGGTAGATGGTCTAAGTCCACGACTAAGTAAGCTGAAGCGAAACCACGCCATACGCTTTGCTAATTATATTATTGGAGGTGGCGGAATTATCATTAAAGACGCTGAAATAGCCAATAGTAGGAAATCTTTGTGGTTCAAATCCACGACACTTTTAAGTGGA